CGCCGTCAACCAGCAGGCTGGCGGTGCCGGCCCCCGTCGCCGGTCCGCTGATCGTATAGGCCCCGGCCGCCTTGGCCCCGGCCGCCGGCTCGGCGAGCAGCACGACATAGACCGGGGTGATCTTGTTGACCTTCTTGAGCGCACGCACCGTGCGGGTGACGGGGGCGCGGCGCCCGGCAATCTGGGCGCAATGGTCGCCGCTGGTCACCTCGATCGGCGTGTCGTTGGCCACCGCAACCAGACCGCCGTCGCGCAGGCCATAGACGACAATGCGGTTGAGCAGGGCGTAGATGCCCTGGTGGGCCTGGCTCCAGTCAAACTCGACCAGGGCACCGGGGCGGCGTTGCAGGGTGATTTCGCGGTAGGCGATGCTCATGGCTTACTCCTGGGACGCGGGGGCGGCGGTCTTGACCCTGGCCGGCGGCGGATCGACGGTCTCGACCTCGACGACTTCGCCGGCGCGGATCAGGCGGCGCCAGTAGGGGCTGTCGGTGACCGACTCGCCGGCGGCATCAAGGTCGCGGGCGGTCTCGGGATTGGGGATCAGCAACCCGGGGGCGGGCTTGAGTATGCGTCGGGACATCAGGGGCTCCGTGTGTTGACCAGGTCGGTGTACGCGTCGTCGCCCGCGCCGATCGCCAGGTGGGTTTGGGCGCGGAGATAGTCCACGAGGTCGCCCTCGGCGGCGGCCTCGACGCTGAAGGCGGTGGTGAAGCTGACCCCGACCAGGGCGGCCTTTTGCGCGCGCAACCAGCCGGGCACGATCACCTTGAGATCGGTCGGGATGATCGGCTCGATATCGAGCCCCAGGCGGTGGCGGGCGAAGGCCAGGGCCAGGATCTCGCCCAGCGCCACGGCGCCCAGCGACGGCGCCCCCGTCGGCCCGCCGGAAGCGGCGGCGCGCGGGCTGGCCAGATTGCGGGTGACCACCAGGAGGTCGAGGCCGATCTCCCAGCGCCAGGCCGAGCGGCTGGCCTCGATCCGCGCCGCCTCGATCGCGACAAACACCGCCGGCGTCCGCTGGAGCAGCTCGGGCATCGTCGTCTCGTTGATCTGCCCGTCATAGGGCTCGACGCGCGGGATCACCCCGAGCGGCGCGCCGGGGCCGGCCAAAGCGAGGATGTGGGCGCAGGCGGCAGACAGGATCGCGTCGATCATCGGTCGAGCCTCCCCAGCCAGTCGGTGACGATCTGCTCGATCTCGTGCTCGTCCTCGGCGTTGAGGCCGAGATAGGGCCGCGCCGGCAGGGTCAGCGCATGACCGCGCCCGCCCCGGCCGCCGAACTGGTGGATGCCGGCATAGATCAGGTTGGTGCCGACCTCGACCTGCTGGCGCCCGGCTTTGCGGGTGATCGACTGGCGCAGGCGGCCGGTGTCGATCAGTGTCCTGCCACCCTCGGCCTCGGCCCTCTGGGACTTGGTCCACGCCTTGCCGTCCGGGCCGACCCCGGACGCGAAGCGGTGCGCGACGCTGTCCTCGACCGCCGCGCCGATGCTGTCCATCACCGGGGTGAGGTCGCCCATGCGCATCATCAGCGCCGCAAAGCGCAGGCCGGGGCGCGACGCCCCCAGCAGCTCGGCCTCAAGGCGGATCGTGGCGCCACTCATCACCAGGCCCCCAGATCGCCGAAGCGTTTGGCCGCGGCCTCGACCACTACCGCCGGCGCCGGGCTGGGATCGACCGGGGCGCCCGACACCTGCAGCGCGATGCGGCCGGCCTGGATGGCTTCCAACTGGCGGACGGCATCCTTGTATCGGGTGATGGTCCCGTCGTCGTGCGGCGGGCGGACCAGCTTGTACCAGGCGATGTCGGTGGCGATGTCGGCCAGCAGGGCCGGCACCGGGTCGAGCGGCAGCGCATAGTCGCCGGCCACCAGATAGCCGTCGATCAGCGTGTCGGTGCCGGCCAGCGCGGCGGCGATCGCCGCGTCGGCGTCGCCGGTCTCGCGCCACGCCGCCTGGGTGACGGTGTCGGGGCCGTAGCGATTGTCGAGGGTGGCGCGGGTGGCGTAGGTCATCAGTCCGGCCCCTAAGCGTAAAACAGGTCGCCGACCACCGCGCCGGCGGTGACGGCTGTGGCGTCGGTGTCGGCCGAGCCGGTGACGATGGTGAAGGCGATGCCGGTGCCGTAGGCGATGCCGACAGGGATCGATGCCGACGCCTTGCCGTTGGGTGGGATGGCGACGGTCTGCGCGACGCCCGCGCCCGCGGTGGGCGTGCCGGCGTTGTTGTGCAATTTGATATACACCCACGATGCAGTCGTATTGGTCAGATCCCACCCCAGCAGCCGCCCGGCCGCCGCCTTGACGTTGGTGGCGTTGGTGGTGGCCAGCGAGACGATGTGCTTGAGGCTGGCGGCACCCGTGGCGTTGGCGCGGGCCTGAAGGCCGACGTCGCCGATCACGTTGGTGCCGGCCGGGAGGGTCACCGCGCCGATCGTGTTGCTGCCGGCCGGAAGCGCATTGTCGAGCGCGATCATCCCCGCCGCCTGGGACGCGCGCATCGTGACGGTCGCCGTCCCGGTCACTGCCGCGTTGGCCGAGAGCCGCACGGCGGCAAATCCGGCGACGTCCATCTGCCAGATCCCGACCGAGGCCGAGGCGATGGTCTGGGCATAGGCGCCGCTGTTGATGTTGATCAACGCGGCAGGCCCCATCGCCACCCAGTTGACGCCATCGATCGTGACCTGAGGCGTGAGGGCGCCAGTGTAAACGCCGGTGATCTGGACGATCACCGTGCCGACCTGATTGAGCGTCAGGCCGACAGTCGAATTGATGGTCGCAGCGCCGGTGGACGGGTTGAGGTTTTGGGTGGTGATCGCGCCGGCCGCGGTAAGATCGGGCAGCGTGACCGGGAGCGGGCTGCCGGCAGCAACATCGTTGCCGCCGACCTGCAGCCCCACCTTGCCGATCACCGCCGTGCCGGCGGCCAGGACCACCTTGGACAGGCGATCATAGACGCCCGACAGCCAACCGCGCTGGCCGGTGGCGCCGGCCGGTGCGACAATGCCGTCACCATCCGTGCCGTCGGCCACCGCCAAGGGATTGTCCGGTCCGATCGCCTTGCCGCGGCTGTCGCTGATCACCGACATCGAGCGTTACTCCGCCTTGCCGCGAGAGGCCTTGGACGCCGCGCCGGTCTCGGCGGTGCCGCCGGAAGCGGTATCGGCGATGGCCGGATCGGCCTCGTCGATCTCGACCCGCTCGACCACCAGCATCGGTTCGGCCAGCAGCGCCTCGATCTGCTCGTTGGTCAGCTCGCCGATCGGATGATCGACCGGCACCGCCGGGTGGGCGAGGCCCGCCCGGCGGAAGCCGTGGCGGCGTGCGGTGATGCGCAGGATCAGCATTGCCCCCTCCCTTACGCCAGCCAGGGCGTTTCAAGCACCTCGACCACGTCGCGGTTGGTGTTGGTGGTCCCGTCCACGATCTCGGCCTTGATCAGCTTGCGCGCCGCTGCCCCCAGGGTGGGCGGCACGACCAGGAGGGTCGGCTTGATCGCCAGCGGTTTGCCGTTTTCGGCCTTGAGCGATCCCATCGCGGCGATTGCCGCCTCCAAATTGTCGGCGGTCAGATCGGCCTTGGACGCGTAGGCCATCTGCCACAGGCCATAGCCGGCATTGGCGCGGGCATCGACGCCATAACGGATCTGTTTGCAGCTGAAAACCTGCTCGTCGCTGGGCTGATCCATCGCGACGAAGGTGTAGTCCCGGCGGCGCTGGAAAATGATCGGCCTTATGGCCCGCGAGCAGTCGAGGAGGAACCAGGGCGTGCCGCCGCCCGCCTGATAGTTCGAGACGCTCCCCCCCGCCACCGGGTGGTCGGTATCGAAGAAATACTGGCCGTCGTAGCACAGGCCAGCGAAGCCGGCCTTGAGCAGCGCGAAGACCAACTCGTCGGGATGCGTCTTGGCCGACTGACCCAACTGGGCGATCAGGGGGCGATAGATGCCGAGCTGATCGTCATCGATATGGTCGCGATCGACCCCCACGGTGGACTCGAACGAGCGATTGCGGATGGTGAACTGGTGGGTGCCGAGATTCTGAATGACCCGGTCGCCCAGCCACTCGCGGAATTGCGATGTGTTGCCCAGCCAGGGATAGACCTCCTGGGCGGTGGTGCTGGGCACCACCATGGCGACGCGATCGTAGACCGACGGCGCCGCCGTGAAGGCGTCATTGAAGACCGTCCGGAAGCCGGTGGTCAGGGCGGAGAGAGACGCGCGATTGAACAGCATCGGGGGGCTCCTAAAGGATCTCGACCCAGACGCCGGCGGCGTCCACATCCCACACCTTGCCGGCGGTGGATCGGGTATTGGCGGCGGAGGTCTTGGCGACGGTCTGGTCGTCGACGATGTAGACCGTGGCGCCGATGTCGGCCTTGGCGATGGCGTCGCCGGCGGCCGAATTGGCGTACCTGAACACGCCCCGCTCGACGGTCACCGATGCCGCGCCGGCGGCGCCGCCCTTGTTGTCGACGGTCTCGGCGGCGCGGCCCACCGCCACCAGGCCGGCGGCAGCGGTGCCGGGGGCGGCATAGCCCGAGGAGAGGACCACCAGGGAGCCGGCATAGATCTTGGTGTCGGCGGCAACCGGCAGCGAGCGGGTGCGCGGGCGATTGATTTCGGGCGTATCGCGATCGGCGGTGAGCGCGGTCATCTACTTGGTCTCCTTGGCCTTGGCGTACTGCTCGACAGTCAGGCCGAGCTGGTTGGCGACGGCGACCTCCTCGGCTGACAGCTGGGCGCCGGTGGCCGGCGGGCCGGGTGGGGTGGCGGTGGTCTGGGACTGGGTCGCCACCAGCACCGGGGCGGCGGCGAGGTACGCCTTAAACCCGGCCAGATCCTGGCTGGCATAGGCGGCTGCCCACTCCTTGGTGGCCGGCGTCACCTTGCCGGCCTTGACCGCGTCATCGACGGCGCGCGCCACCTCGGTCGTGCCGACCTGGCCCTGCAGGGCGGCGAGTTGGCTGGCGACCGCGGCGTGAACCTCCATCGGCACGTACTGTGCCGGGTTGGGCGCCGCCGCCGTGGCGATCTGCTGGGCGGCGGTGGCGATCGCCGGCAGGGTGGCGGCGGCCGGGTCGAGCTTGAGCGTGGCAGCGAGCGCGGTGACCGTCGTTTGCGCCGCGGTGGCGATCTGGGCCGGCGGAACGGTGTCGGCCAGGCCGAGCAGCCTGGCGAGGGTCCTGGCGCCGTCGGCCAGGGTCTGGGCGTGGACAGTGGCGGT